CTGACGTAGTTTGTCACGCGCACGAGTCCGTAACTCAGCGCATCGTTGGCTTCGATGAGAAATCGCGGGATGTCCACGTCGCTCGATGCGGTGCCGCTGGCGTCGGTGACCCGGAAGCGCAGCTTTTGCGGGTAGTCTGCCGTGCCGGTTTCCACGATGTTGCGGTCGTTGTTTCCGCGCCATTGCCGCAGTGCTTCCCATGAGCCGTCACTGCGTTCGCGTTCGAGGATGACGGTCGCCTTCCAGGTGCCGTAACTCCAAATCTTATAACCGCCGAGAACTTCCAGGCCGTCGCTTTCGGTGTCGATGTCGGTGCCGCCCGTGAGCGACGTGCCGATCCATGTGGCGTTGCTCTGTGCTTCGCTGACGGTGATGTCGTTGCCGTCGGCGCCGGAGTCGCGTGCGTCGATGCGCAGCTTGTAGGACGCGCCGGCTGAACCTCCCGTGAGCGTTGCCGCGCTAAACTTCAGGCGGTTGAGGTCCGCGCCGCTCCACGCGGAAACGGTCGTCGGGATGCTGTTGCCGGCCGTGCCTCCTGTCTTGGCGGTCAGCTTGAGTTGATTTGCCGAATGGATGGCTGCCGAGACCGTCGGGTGAACGGTGAAATTCCCGTTGTTGTTATGGTAGTCGGAGCCATTGCCGAGACCCGACAGGTTGATGGCCTTCATCAGATTGCGCAGCGTCTCCTCGGCGGTTGCGCCCTGGCGCACTTCGCAAGTCGTCGCGGAACTCCCGTAGTTCGCAGGATTCGGGTCAATGCGGTAATTGCGCTGGTCGGCGCCGGTGCCAATCGTCACGACGAAGTTTGGAGCCCCGCTGGTGAGGTCCGGATTTCCATTGCTGGTGAGAAAGCCGGTGGCTGAGGTGGCGGCGTTGGTGGTGCCGCCGTCGGAGGCGACCACGTCCGGATGCGGAGCGGTGCCGGGTCCGTAAATCGTATTGCTCGCCGTGGCATTGATGGCGGCGATCATGGCCGCGACCACATCCTCGGCCGCTGACGGGATGAGCACGGTGTAGGGCAGAGCCGGCGGACTGGTGGTCGTCCACGTATACGGGCGCCCGTTGATGGTGAACGTCTCTCCGTTCGACGGCAGGCCGGTGATGGTCATCACCTCGAAGGCGGGCGGATAGACCGGGATAGTCAGTTCGTCGTAGGCGGTATCCCTGCGGTGCGCGATCTGGAAAAATGCGCGCTCATGTCCGGACTCGAACACATCATCGCTGGCGGTGATGGTGACGCCCGTGCCGGTACGCGCGCTCGATGTCAGGGTGGTGGCGGTCGCATTGCCGTCGCGAAAGGCGGGCCACGGAAAGCCGTCTGCGGGGTCCTGCTCCTCGATGATGTCGTGCAGGCTTTCGAGTTCCCACTCGGTATTCGAGACGCGCGTGAGCCGGTGCGGCGGGTGGTCCGGATGCGCGAGAAACATCACGTCGTTGATCTGGACGTGCCGGATGTCGAAAAGGTCCGCTTCTTCCCACGGAGTCGCCACCTCGTAGGGCGAGCCGACGAGAGCGCCGGCCGTCCCGAAGCGCAGCACCTCGTTGCCAAACTCAAGGACGAGCGCGTCGCTCGCGGAAAAGTTGAATGGGGCGAGCCGCGGCACGACCGCGCTGCTCTTTACTTCCCAGCCGTAGAGCGTGCCTGGACGGCGGAAGGCCCCGCCCGTGACGCGCGGCATGAAGTTGCGCATCCGCAGGCACCCTTTGACGAGGCCGGGCAAGTCGCTGCGCCCTGCCAGCTTCGGTGACAGCTCCCCGGCAGTGAAGGCGTTATAGGCGACTTTCACCGGCTTTTAGTTCGGCGGACCCCAATTCTGGAGCAGGAAGTTCGGGTTGTCGGGGTAGTGCCCGTCTCGCGCCGCCTGGTAGCGGGAATACTCGACCCCGCGGATGACCTTGAGGCCGGTCTCCTGCGTGTCGCTGCCTTTGGCTTCCGCGAGGAACGCTTTACCGGCGGAGAGCAGGTGTCCGGAGAGTTCCGGAGACTGCTTGATGCTCGGCGCGATGGCTGCGGCGAGATACCACGAGAACGCGGTCGCAAAGACATCATCCCATTCCGTCACGTCGGTGACATCGCGGATGTATTCGAGCTTCGCATTGTCCGCGTCGCTCTCGTCGCTGTAGAGCACGTTCCCCGCGATCTTGCTGGTGGACTGCTTGTTGCCCACCGGGACGCCGTTGAAGGCGATGGCGCGCAGGTAGTCGCTCGGCAGCGCGTAGGCGTAATCGTAGTCAAACGCTTCGCCATCCGCGATCTGCGAGAGCAGCGCCCAACTCACCGCAAAATTCCAATCGAAATCCCGCAGCAGCATCCGCCGGGTAACGGCGAAATGGCGGGCGCATTGTCCGGCTTCCACGGACGACTCCGTGAGAGACGAAATCCTCCAGTTCCCGATGCGGGCCAGCGCAAGGTTTGCGACTTCGGTCTCTGTCATGGCGTCTCGTCCGGAAAGGAAACGGCCCGCCCACCCCAAAGGACGAGCGGGCCGCAATCCGATTTAACCACAAACAGAGGCTTACACCCCGTGCTTCGGCGCGTAGGCCACCCACACCTCGACGGTGCGGTCGGCGGTAGCCGTGGTCACCGTGGTGAGGTAGAGGCGGAGTTCGTCCGTCGCCGTCACCGTCGGCAGCGTGGTCGCTGCGGCGAAGTCGGCGAACACATCCCAGACGGTCCCGTTGCCGGTCGCCAGGCCCGTGAGGTCCGTGACGGTGCCGGCGGTGTCCGCCTTGGAGAGCGTGAACGTGGTGTTGAGCGTGCCGGTCGAGCCCGTCTTGTAACGGAGACCGGAGAGCCACGGGATGACCTCGCCCTCGAAGAGCGCGGGTCCCAGGTCGTAGTAGTCACCGCTGGCGTTGGCAGCCTCGGTGATGGTGATGTTGACGCGCCGGTAGCGGACCGGGTAATCGTAGTCCGCGAGGCTCGGGCCTCCGGAGCGCGTGTTCTGATCCGCGTAAGCGTCGGCGAAGTCTGAGTCTTCGTTAGCCATTGTAGTAGGTCAGTTGAAGTTCTGGGTTTGGTTCTTCGCTTTGGCTTAGTAGGTCGTCGCCAGCGTGCCGCTCGGTGCGGTGTCTTCGTCGCAGAGGATTTGGTAGACGAGTTCGTCGTAGAGGCGGTAGACGCCCCAGAGACCGTACTGCGCGAGTTGCAGGTTGTACTTGCGCGTGCTTTCCACGCTCATGTACGGCCTGTGCTCGAACGGCGAGGTCACCATCGCTTCTTTGGCGAAGAGCACGCAGGTGCGGACGTTGGCCGCGCTCAGGGAGAGGCGGTTCGACAGGATCGGCTGGACGTTGTGCCCGAAGAGTTTGGTCCCGGGGTTATTCAGCCAGTCCATCGCCTGCTGCGCCCACACGTCGTTCTTGTAGACCTGTGAGTACTCGATGAGGTCCTGCTTTTGGCGGGGACCCATCGCGAGGAACAGTTGGTTGCTGTTCATGTCCACGTCCGCCTCCTCCATCTTGCGGAGGGCGTTCATGATCTTGCCGGGCGTCATGCCCAGCGCCGTGGTGCCGCCGGCATTGATGCCGAGGGGCACGTCACCCACCGCGATGATGTTCGCGGCCGGGAAGGCGTAGGACGTGGTGTGCGGCAGTTCGCCCGTGAGCGCGTCGGCGGTCAGGGCGGCGATGAAGAGGGCGTCGCGCTTGCGCTTGAGTCCGCTGGCAGCCGCCGTCAGGATGGCGTTGGTCGGGTCGCCGAGGTCGCCGAGCAGTTTCTCGTCCCACTTGTCGATGATGCGCTCCCATTCGACCTTCTGTTTGAAGCCGGAGCGTTCGCCGAAGGTGACTTCGGTGGGGTTGGTGGTGCCGAGTCGGGTATTGTTCGTTACCCAATCCTGCTTGACGAGTTCGCTGGCGACATACTGGTTTTCGTTCCAGTCGCTCGCCACGGTGGACATGCCGGCAAACCGCTCGTCGGTCTGCTGAATGGCCTGACGGATCGCATTTTCGTAGCCGATGCGGTAAACGTCAGGGATTGTTAGGGTCGTAGATGATTGAAGAGGCACGGTGGTGCGTGAAATGGAAGTTCCGTAACTCCCTCATCGCTCCAATAGTCCCGTGCTCCGGGGTCGGTTTTGATGCGGCGCAGGCGGCTCCGATAGTCCGCGATCTGCGGGTCGGCCTGTTGCGCGCATTCAAATACCCTTCGTTAAGAAACGCAAGCGGTATTTTGTGCTAATGTGTTTAGGCGGAACGCCTTGCGCGACGCAGTTCGCGGGATGTTTCCTCCAGAATGGCTTCCGCCTGGCACAAGACCTCGCGCGCATCGTAGGACCGATGCACGATAAGCGGACAGGCAAACGGCTCGCCCTGGTCGCCTTCGAGCATCACGCGCGGCCGGCAGTGGCACCCGCACGCTGCTTCATACGTTTCCGACGCGTGCGGCAGCGGGTGGTCATCATCCACCGGCACGATTTCCGCCCATTCGCGCCCCTCGCCGGGAGGGTGTAGCATCCATCCTGGCATAGCGTGGCGGCGGTGAAGGTTGAGGGTTACGCGGCGGAGCGGGCGAGTGCTTCCTTCAGGAGCCGCTGCGTGAGCGCGAGGGTAGCCTTGTCGCCTTTCTTCCAGAGTTCGTGGCGCTCCTTGTCGGTGCCGTCTATGATCTCGTTGTATTGGCGCATCGGGTCGCGGTTCACGACTGCGGCAGCCGGCGGCAGTTTGGACTCGCCGAGGGCTGCGGCGAGGTCATTCGCCATCTTGAGCACCGTGATGCCGGCAAACTTGTCGGAGCCGGGGTCCATCACTTCCGGCGGCAGCTTGTATTTCACCGCGATCCGCTGGGCTTCCGCCACGGCGGACGAGAGCTTGCCCCCGAACTCGGTGCGCAGCGCCTCCTGTTCTGCGGCCACCTGATCGGCGTACGCCTGCTTTTGGGCTTCGGTGGCGCGCGTGTAGTCTTCGCCGATGAACTTCACGTAGAGGTCCATCGCTTCTTTGGCCTGCGCGGGCGTCAGGTTCTTCTCATGCGCCCATTTGCCGAAGGCGGCTGCGCGTTCCTCCTGCCACTCGATTCCTTCCGGCAGGGCCTCGGGCTTCGGGAACTCGTAGGGCGTCTCCGGGATGCCGAGTTCTCTGCGGAAAGCGGCGACTTCCTCCGGTGTGCTTTCCGGTGTAAGTGGCTTAATACCCGCCTTTTGCCGCGCAGCCGTCAGGCTGTCTTTGTGGCTTTTGAGGAGGGTTTTGAAGTCCCGGTAGTTCGCGAGGACGGATTTGTACTCCTCGTAGTCTTCCGGCAGCGCCTCCTGGTATTTTTCCTTGAACTGTCCGGGGTTTTCCGGGTCCCAGATGGAGTGAAACCAGGGCGACTCCGGCGGCGGGGTGTCGTTGCCGGCGCCTGCCGTGGTATCGGGCGGCGGGGTGGTCTGGCCGGTCGGCGTCTCGATGGGGGTGGTATCGTCGGGCATGGCAGTCGGTCGTCAGGGGGTTACGATGCCTTCTTGCGGCGGATGCCTTCGAGCAGCGACTTCAGCAACGGGGACTGCCCGCTGCCGTATTCCGCTACGAACTCGTCCGGATGGTAGGTCGCCATCCACTGCATGAGAGCCGGGTCCTTTCGTCCGAATGGCGTGGCCGGCGGCTTTGGCGGAATGACGTTCGACGGTCCAAACTTTTCCAGGAATGCCAGCCGCTTGCGTCCGTCGCCGGGGTCTTCCAGGAGCGCGACCGTCACCGGGTCCCGCTTGATCCTGTCTTCTGCGATACGTTGGGCGTCGGTGACTGCCTGCTGGATGGCGTCGAGCGACTTCTGCTTTTCCTGCGCGTGTTCGTGCGCCGCGAAGTGCTTGAGCGCCTTTTCATCGACGCCGAAAACGGAGGCTGCGGCCTTCTCGCGCTTGCCCTTCACCGGCACGGGCGGGTTTTCCGGAGTGTCCGGCCCGGTAACTCGCGGCGCGCTTACTGTCGCCATGCACGCCACGGGCGCGGCGGGTGCCTCCGTGTTCGCCTCTACCGTCTCTGCTTCCGGGGCGGCGTCAGCCGTTGCTGTCGCTGTCTCCAGGTCCGGCGCTGCGCTTTGGCTTTCGATTTCCCTGCGTGCCGCGGCGAGCTGCTGCTCGCGGCGGGCTTGTCGTTGTTGGTTGGTCATTACGAGTGGGTGTTTGTGGTTTCGGAAAGACGGGGAGGGCTTCGGCGCTGCCGCGGCGGAGCATGAAGGCATTTACTTCGCAGCGTCCGGAGAGATGCGCTGCCAGCGTGGGTTCCGGTTGAGGCGCATGGCACATAGGATGCCCGGTGAACGCGCAATGAAGCTCGAACCACTCGTTGCCTTGCGGGGAAGAGAGCATCGCGCGCGTGGCATCCTGGTAGCGTTGGGCGTGTTTATGGAGCGGGTGCTTTTCATTCGCGAGCACTGCGCGGAAGTCTTCTTCAAGGGAGGGGAGCACGGGTTAGATTGCTTGGAACTCTTTATCCCTGGCGTCGCGATCTTCGGCGATTACTGCCATGCATCCGTCATAGAACTGCTCAAAAAGCCTCGTTATCTTCGCCCTGCTGCCTGCGGGCAGATGGTTGCCGATACCGGAAACGTCATCGCGCAGCCGAGACACGTAGAACTTCGCGGCTTCAAGCTCGCCAATATCTCGGAGCACTCTCTTGGCGGCTTCGTGTTGTTCAGTGGTCATTGGGGGTGCATCCTACGCCGCTGCCATTTCCTGGACTGCGGCGGCGGCATGGTCGGGGTTCTTCGTGGCAAACTTGGCAGCCATATCGAGCGCCTGCGCCTGCTGCGCGGCCTGCGCCCTCGCCTGCTGGATGGCGGCAAACTGGTCCGGCGTGTTGAGCACTTCCGGCATGAGCACGGAATTGCCTCCCAGGAGCTTGATGATGGCGGGGAAGTTGAGCCAATCGAGTTGCTCCGGGGCGATGGCGGCTATCGGGGCGATGTCCGCGAGCAACTGGCGCACCTGCCCTTTGGCGAGGTTCTGTATCTCCAGCGCCATGCGGCTCTGATGCACCACCTTCGGGTACGGGAAGAACCCGTTGTGGATCGCTTCCGGCGGCACCGGGCCGAACATTCCCTGCCGCAGCAGCACCATGAACGCCCGCTCGATGAACGGCGTGACGAACTCCTCCAGAAACCGGAATCCGAACGGCGCGAAGATGTTCAGCACGTCCGACTTGATCTCGTAGACCTGCGCCGCCTTCAGTGTCCGGTGGTCGGAAAGGAACGGGGTGAAGAGGTCCGTGTAGAAGTGCTCGCGCAGTTGCCGCACCTTCACGTCGAAGAAGGCGTTCGCCGCCTGGAGGTTCCCCACCTCAAAGATGGGCTTGGGCATTTCCGCGAGGCTGGAGACCGCCGAGACGCCACCCATGCGCAGGTCGAGCACGCCGCGCATGTCGTCCTTCACGGCCACGGGCGGGTCTACCGCCTTGCCGATGCCGTCGGCCATTGCGGTATCGAGGAAGTTGACGCCTCGGCAGTCCGGCAGTGCTTCGATGCCGGGGCCTGTCCCCCACGGCGACGGTCCGGACTGCCTCTGAAAGCGGTACGCCCGCACCGGGAACTCCGGCCATCCACCGCGCCAGACGACTTCTTTGCTCGCGTCGTGAACGATGGTGCCCTCGTATTTCATCCCCTGCGGGCCGGGCTTCTGCCCCACTTCCTTTTCGTCCCTCGGGCGAATCTCCAGCGTGAACTTGTCGCGCTTCGTCAGGCGTTTTTCCGAGGTCAGCCCCTTCCATCCCGGCGCCTGAAAGTCCGGCCATTCCTTTTCCGCCTGCGCCACGGTGTATTCGAGCTTGCGCCAGAGGTGTTCGACGTGCCCTGCGCAGTTCTCGGCGATGGCGTAGCTGCCCACGTCCAGCGTCTCGCAGTTGAGCACGGCATCGCTTCCGGGGACCTTCCCCTCGATCTTCATGGCGCCGGTGCCGGTGGCGCCTGCGTCCAGCAGCATTTCGTAGGCGCGGCTATAGAAGCCGGACGCCGGCAGCGAGCGCATGAGCACCCGCGTGGCATTCAAAAGCCAGGAGTGGTAGCGGTCGCTGCGGACCGGCAGGTAATCGCTCGGCTCCAGTTGCGCCCACACCTCGGAAGCATTGAGAAAGGCGGTACACATGCCCGCCGCAAGATCGCGTAACGCCTTGACCGCTACCGAGTTCTGTAGCTTCGGGTCCGGCGTGTACGGGATGAGCGCGTTCGACGCCCCGCCATTGAGGATGTAGATTTTGCGGGGAAGGCAAAAGCTCGCCGCCTCGCGCCACAGGTGGATGTGATGGCTCTGCTCTGTGAAAGCGGCATCCGCTCTCCGTAGGACATCGGTGCCGTCGTCCATATTATGCGGCTACTTCCCTTCCGCCTGGTCTCGCTTTCGGGCCGAAGCCGGCGCCGAAGCGCACCCCGCCCCGCACGGTGTCCAGGAAGCCGAATCGCCGCGCTGCCAGCAGCGCCTCCTGCATGCCCGCAAAGTCCGCGCCGGCCGTGCCCGGTGTCGGCGGCGGCGACCCTGCGCGGAAGGGCGATACCTGTGCCCGCCGCAGTGCCGCAAGCTGCTGATCCATGAACGCCATCTGTGCCGCATTGGCGCGCTTTTGCTCGTCGAGCGATTCACGCTGGAGGCGGATCGCCTCTTTGTTGCTGCCGCTGCTGGACATGGCGCGTTAAAGGGGAGCCGGGCAGGGGAATCACGCCCCTTAGAGGTTCAATGACCGCCCAGCATCGTAGAATGCTGGCAATCATGGACTTGTGCTGATAATTGTCAAATGGTAACAAATTGGG